TAAAAGCATATTCGGCTGTAAACGGAGAGCGTCTGAACTTCAGCAATGAGCTGCTTAAAGCAGAAGACAAAAAGGACGACGCAGGTAATAACATAGAGGGTAGGTGGGACTACTACAGATACATAGGACAAACACCTCAGATGCAAAGAGCTGTGGGAGATGCTAAGTATGGGCAAGAACAAGCTGATATGGTAGCAAAAGCTATGCAGCAAAATGCTGAAGTAGTAAGTCAATTGCCTAAGGAAGAGCGGGCATCTATGATAGATAGAAGAGCCGCAGGTCAAATAAAAACAGATGATTCTTCTCAAGAATTAATAGCAGGTAACGTAACGAGCCCTACAGAGAGTAAAACATCTGGTAAGCAGAAGGTAGAGCAAGTTGCAATGGCAGTCCAAGGCAAAGTAGAAAGTGCTAAGGAGCAAAGAGCTAGAGTTAAGAACATCAAAAAGAAAACTAAAGCCCAGATAAAGGCTATTAAAAAAGGCCAGTGATATATAATAATTACTGGTGTAAAAAATAATTTAATAAACGCAAACCCAATTACACTAAATACATTTGTATAATGACAGACCCAAACGACAAATTAGACTTCAACGCGATATCATTTGACGATGTTATCGGAGACGGGGCCCCTGGCCTCGACGTCGCTGAAGAAACAACACCTCAAGACGTTGAGGAAGTTGAGAATGAGTTAGATGATGATGCTAAAGATCGCGGAGATGAGGACTACACTGATGCCGATGAATATCCTGAGGAAAAGGATTCCGGACAAACTGTAGAGGATGAGTACGAAGAAGGGGAAGAAGGCGACGCTCCTATTGCTAATCAGATATCTGACATTCTAGGCTTTGAAGTAGAAAACGAGTACGACGACACAGTAGAAGGACTCACAGAATATGTGAGAGACATGTCTCAGGAAGTTGCAGAAAATCAAATACAAGAGTTATTTGAGCAGTTTCCAGAAGTACAGAGACATCTTGACTACGTACTCGCAGGAGGAGAATCAGATCAGTTCTTCCAAGCACACAATCCTCAGAATGACTTCAACAATCTGAACATCACAGAGAAGGATACAATGACACAGAAGGCTGTATTGTCTCAATACTTTCAGCATAAAGGTCATGACAACAACTTCATCAATGAGATGCTTGAGGATTACGAAGACTCTGGCAAGTTGTTCGACAAAGCTCAGATAGCTAAAGACTCACTCGCTCAAGCTCAGCAACATCAGAGAGAACAGATGTATGAGCAACAGCAAGCTGCATTCGAAGAGCAAGAAGCTCAGAGAGAGCAGTTCTGGGATGGAGTAGCTAACACTCTTGAAGAAGGACGAGAATTTGCAGGTATTAGTATACCTGACAGAGATAAGTCTAACTTCTTTGAGTACATCTCTGCACCAGCAGATGACTCAGGTAGAACTCAACGAGACATTGACTACAGTGAGGCTGATATGGATATCAAGCTTGCTATAGATTACTTGATGTACAGCGGATTCGATCTAGAAGATATTATTTCTACGAAGGCTAAGACACAAAGCGCACGCAATCTGCGTGAACGTATTGTCTCCAATCAGGAGAGAGTACGTAGTGCTAAAGGTCAAGGCCGTCGTAAACAAACAGCATTTGATCCAGACAATCTGGACATAAACGCGCTTTTTTAAGCAACCTAATTTTAAATATAAACAATCATGGCTTTGATGCAAGTACTGAAAACGTACTATAACGATTCGCAGATGACCGACACTAACTCGTTGGTTAATGCGTTGATGGAGAAACCAGAAGAACTCTCCCCAATTATTACGCACTTGGCTGGACGTGAAGAAAAGAAGTTCCCACTTTCTTTTCTGACCGAAGGAGTAGGTAACACACGCTCGATCAATCGTTTTGAGTACGAGTACCGTGTTAAGACTCATGAGGTTAACGTTCGCCCAATTGTCTCTGTTAAAGGTAGTGGAGTTAACGTTGGTGCTAATGGCACTACGTTCAAAGTTACCTTCCCTGACAAGTGGTTCATTTTCCCATATACGTTGGTTTCACAATCTGGTGAACTCGCACGTATCATGAAGGATCCTGAGCCTACTGGTGATGGCTACGAGTATACTTTGCAATTGGTTAGACCTGGAACTGCTGGCTTGAGTGCTAGTGCAGGTGGTGACCTTGCTGCAGGTGCACTCTGGGGTATGTTGTATGCTAACGTTGGAATCGACTTCTCTAGAGGTAACGCTTCCAACTGGGCATCACCCGGCCTCGTACGTTCTAAGATTGGAACTATCCGTAAGTCTTACCAGTTCTCTGGTAACGCAAAAGACTACGTTGCTGAGTTCAATCTCCCTACCAAAGAGGGTTCCTCAACTAAGTTGTGGATGGACTACGAAGAGTATCGCCACATGCTGAAGTTCAAGGAGGAATGCGAGATGTACTATTGGTACGGACAGCGCACTCATGACGACGCAGGTCGCACACAGATGACTGACGAGAACGGTCAACCCGTTGTCTCCGGTCCTGGTCTGCTCGAGCAAATTATCAATAAGGACACTTACTCTACTCTGACTCAGAAGAAGATTGAGAACGTCATTGGTGACTTGTTCTATGGTATGACTGATGCTACTGATAAGCAGGTTACCCTGTATACTGGTGTTGGTGGTGCACGTGAGTTCGATAAGGCTCTGCGTAACTACTACGCTAACGGTGTTAGCTCTAGCGGTATTACCGGTAGTGGTACTAACTCTTACCTCCGTACTACTGAGTCCAAGTTCATTACTGGAAGCGGTCGTAGCCTTGGTATTACTGGTTACTTCACCAGCTATGACCACATTGATGGTCACACGGTAAACGTGGTGAAGTCTCCATTGTTTGACCATGGTCCTGTTGCTCAAGCGTCTAAGAAGCACCCTGAGAGTGGTCTCCCATTGGAGAGCTATCGTATGGTGTTTGTTGACCAGTCAAACTATGACGGTGAGAACAACCTGCAGATGATTAATAAGAAGGGTCGTGAGATGCTTCGTTGGGCTGTTGCTGGTTCTGTTGTTCCTAAAGGGTTCAAGGAGTCAGACACACGCGCAAGTGATATAGACGGTGCTAGCGTGCACATGTTGAAGACAGCTGGTATCCTGCTCCGCAGATTCGATACTTCGCTCGACTTGACTTGCACTGCATCGTAATTTGGTGTTTGGTTTGCATAGGGGGAGGCTGCGTCGGTGGCTTCCCCCGTTGCACCAATACTAAAGTTATTCTTAAACTAAAAAGAACATGCAAAACAAAAAAGTGTACATCAGACGTAAGGAGCTTAATGGCTACTTACCAAAAGACATCTTAGCAGGAGCTAGGATCTCTATCGGTTCAATCTACGTAGGTAGACAACCACTTAAAGGATTCGAAGACGAGGAGTCTAGAAAGCATCTGCGACGTATTCTAGACGTCCCACCTGATCATCCAAACTGGGCAGGCGCTGAGAAAGAGTTCTGGGCGAACATGAGTCTTAAAGTACCATTCGAAGGAGTAGAGCTTGATATCTCTATGGATGAAAATGGTGACGCAGTTAATCCACAGGATTACGCAACGTTTAGATGGTGCCAACGTCATAGACAAGTAGGCACTAGCAAAACGGATATGGAAACTACTGCAGGTAAGAAGTTCTATATCTATGATCCTGAAGAGGACTTGATTAAGTCTAACAACAAGATCAAGCTTAAGAAGGATGCTGACAAAGAGTTCATCAAGATATCTACTAACGTAGACAAGATGAAAAGGATTTTGAGAGTGCTTACTAAACAGAACACGGACAAGCTTAGTCCTATGGAAATAGAAAATAGCTTGTATGGGGAAAAGGATAGAAACCCTGGAGTGTTTTTGAAAGTATCACTAGATAAGAATCTGGATGTGAGAGCTGAGATTGAAGAGCTTGTTGAGAAAGGAGTTCTCAGAAAGATCGGTAATCAGATTATCCACGAGGACGAAACAATTGGATCAGATATGACTGATGCTATTGTATATTTTAATAACAAGAAGAACTCAGGCGCTATCAACGCTATGAGAGCTAAGCTTAAAACACTAGCATGACAGTAGAGGAGATGCACATAGCAGTGAACTTGGGAGTGCAGAAGATTGCATCTTTCCAAGCAGACAATTTGCTCGCAGAAGAAATCGACTACGAGCTTAATACTGCCGTGCGCAGACTTATCTCCCAACGCTACAACATGCAAGGCAACAAGTATCGGCGGGGGTTTGAACAGTCTCAGAAGAGATTGGACGACCTCCGCCACCTTGTTGAAGACTACACTACCCAAAACTCCAGTTATATGGGGATAGGG